ACATACACTACCAATACCACGGACTTGGGGGCTGTGCCACAGCGTCAGAGTTTGAGTCAAGCACTAAAACCCAAAGCAGACAATGGTGATCAAGGCGGCTTCTTGCCACCCAACCCACCACCACCTTATTCAAGATAAACATGCAACAATTTTTCTACCATTTGTTATAAATAGATGTATGAACATCTATAAAATTACCAACACTTTGAATAACAAAATTTATATAGGTCAGACTGTGCAAAAAAATGCTAAAATGAGATGGTATCAACACTGCGCTGATGCAAATAAAGGCAAGGACAGCCACTTATGTAACAGCATGAGATTATATGGTATTGAAAATTTTGTTTGGGAAGTAATTGATAGTGCTACTACCATTGATGAACTGAATGTCAAAGAAGAACAATGGTTGAAACATTATCAACAAACAGTTGAATGCTACAATATTAGAAATGCAGGCGGGAATAAATTTCATGCCAAAGAAAGCATTGAAAAAATGAAACAGTCGCAACTTCAGGCCCATGCTCGTCGCAGAGCTCAAGGCAATGACGGCGGCTGGACACGCAAAGATGGAGGTCCAATGTTAGGCAAATCACATCCTAAAAAAGGTAAACCTAGCAAGAAATGGACTGCTGAGGCCAAAGCCAAACTATCCTTGATTGCTAAAGAACGCGAAGCAAGAAAAAAACTTGCCGCCAAGGAGAATTAAAATTCAAAGTTTTTTTTATGACGCTCAAATACGCAGGTTCCTACTGCAATTTACCAGAATCTTTTCAGGATTCCAAATTGAGTACGGCAACGAAACTGATGGCGTAAACAAGGCCACCTTGTTACGTGTGCCTGTGCGGTATGGCGACTCCAGTCGCAATGCACAAACTATCATTCAAGAAAACTCTGCCAGTGCCTTGCCATCAACTCCACTGATGACTTTCTACATCAACAATCTTGAATACGATAGACCAAGAATACAAGATCCCACCTTTGTGGACAGATTCTCAGTACGCCAACGCACCTATGATACCGAAACAGAAACGTATGACACCACACAGGGCAATGCATTTACCATTGAACGACTGATGCCTGTGCCGTACAAGCTGAGTGTTACACTGGATATCTGGACATCAAACACCAATCAGAAACTGCAACTACTTGAACAAATTTTAACACTATTCAATCCTTCGCTAGAACTGCAAAGCACAGACAACTACATTGACTGGTCCAGTTTGAGTGTGATGTATTTGGATTCGCTGAGCTGGAGTTCACGAACCATCCCAATGGGCACAGAAAACCCCATTGACATTGCCAGCATCAAATTCTCCATGCCCATATGGATTTCATCTCCAGCCAAGATCAAGAAACTGGGTGTGGTAGAACGTATCATTGCCGGCATCTTTGACGCACAAGGTGATGCAGCAGATGCCATTACCAACAACGACCTGTTGCTGGGAACTCGTCCTATGTTCACACCATGGGGTTACAAACTAGTTGTGATCAACAATCAAATTCAAGTGTTACCAGCACCTACTGTTGTGCCCAATGGTGCTTATACTGACCTAGATCCTACTGCTATTGTGGCCAACTCGCCACTGCTGTGGCCTGCTGTGATTTCGGCATACGGCGTGTTGCGTCCGGGCATCAGTCAGATTAGATTGAATCGTCCTGTTGAATCGCCACCAGACAGTGGTAGTCCACCTATCATTGGCACCATTGTGATCAACCCTGATGATGATAGACTGGTCATCTTCACTCCCGACGCAGACACAGCACCACAAAATACGCTAAACCCAATTGACGCTATTATTGATCCCTTAATCAGCGGACCTGGAGACGGATTGCCGTCACCTGTAACAGGTGTGCGCTACTTGTTGACTGAAAGCACCGGTAACTATGACAACGTGGCCAATCCTGCTGCCTGGGCAGGCACAGCTGGACAGCCGTTGGTGGCGTCAGCCAATGACATCATTGAATGGGATGGCGCACGCTGGCGTGTGTCATTTGTGAGTGAAGGAGAAACTGCGGTGCAGTATGTGACCAACATAACTACTGGTACACAATATGAATGGACTGGAGCAGAATGGACCAAAAGTTATCAGGGCGAATACCCAGCAGGCACATGGAGCCTAGTACTGTAAAGGCTGTAGGCGTTTGGTTCTTGGCCCGTGACACTGGCCGCTATCTATATCTCTTGAGAAACGACGTCAAGCACCCCGGAGCATGGGGCTTGCCTGGTGGCAAAGTAGAAGCAGGTGAAACACTGTTGGGTGGTATGGAACGTGAGTGCCAGGAAGAATTAGGCAGTTTTCCAGACTATCGGCGACTTATGCCACTAGAAAAATTCACATCAGCAGATGGTGTGTTTGAATATCACACTTGGGTTTGTGTGCTGGATCAAGAGTTTCAACCTGTACTAAACGACGAGCACATTGGCTATGCGTGGATTGCTGTGGGCACATGGCCCAAGCCCATGCATCCTGGATTGTGGAGCACACTGAACATTGACAGTGTTCAACAAAAATTGGCTGCCGTGGAACGAGTGGAGTTGGCCAGTTTATAATCTGCCAACTGCAATTTCAATTGTACCAGATACGCCAACAAAGTCTTCAACTGCTTTGCCAATTACAGTGCCCATGGCCGGTGTCACACAAGCCTGTGCATGACCATTGCCTGCTGACACCATCATTGCGCCCTTAGTTACTGGCCCAACTACTAGAGTGGGCACTCGACCAACTAGAGCAATTGCTGCCAAGTGTTTGCCTTGTGCTGTGCTGTTCATCAAGTGTGCAGGGTTGGTACTGACCACACCTGCTATTAATGCGCTGGCTGCGGTGTTGCTGATAGTAACTTCGTGATTGCCACCAAATTCCAGCACAGTGCCCGGCAAGTAGTCAGCATCAGCCACATACATCTCTGCCAAGTCAGCATATTGTGCTGATGTGGCCTTAGCAAATATAACGTTGAAACTGTTAGCACTTGTACCAATGTTACCAACACCGTTGGCTGCGCCATTGGTAATGGCTTGAGCAGTATTACCAGTGTTGACTAGTAACACCCCAGCAGTTGTTAAATTGCCACCTGTGATGTTGCCAGTTGCACTTATCAATCCAGCAGTTCGTAAGTTACCACCTTGTATGTTACCGGTTGCACTAATCAATCCAGCAGTTCGTAAGTTACCACCTTGTATGTTGGCAGTTGCTGAAATTAATCCACCAGTTAGCAAATTGCCGCCAGTTATGTTTGCTGTGACTGATACAGTGGTACCGGTGTGAGTGGTGGCATTGACGTTTGCACCACCTAAAATATTGCCACCTGTGATATTACCAGTAACACTCAAATTGGCACCAGTGTTAACGTTACCCGTGCCATTTGGTGTAAACACAATATTAGCATTGGCTGCAGATGTTTGAATGTCCAGTTGGGCTGAATCAATAATGGCACCTGACAATATCAAATTGCCACCTGTGATATTACCGGTGCTCACTGTCAAACTTGAACCAGTAATTGCAGCGCCTGTTATAGCGCCAGTGGCTGAAATCAAACCAGCAGTTTGTAAGTTGCCGCTTTGTACGTTGCCAGTCACACTCAAATTAGCACCGGTGTTGACATTGCCTGTGCCGTTAGGCGTTAGCACAATATTGGCATTGGCTGCAGATGTTTGAAGGTCCAGTTGAGTTGTATCAACAATGGCACCTGACAATATCAAATTGCCACCTGTGATATTACCGGTGCTCACTGTCAAACTTGAACCAGTAATTGCAGCGCCTGTTATGGCACCAGTGGCTGAAATCAATCCAGCAGTTCGTAAGTTACCACCTTGTATGTTACCGGTTGCACTAATCAATCCAGCAGTTCGTAAGTTACCACCAGTAACGTTACCAGCAGCCGATATCAATCCACCAGTTAAGATATTGCCACCTGTTGCATTGCCTGTAACTGTCAAACTGCCCAATGTACCAACTGCGGTAATATTTGTTTGGCTTGCTGTGGTCAGTGTACCAACAATATTGGTACCTGACAAGTTGCCACCTGTGATGTTGCCTGTGGCTGATATCAATCCACCAGTTAAGATATTACCACTAGTTACGTTACCACTTGCACTAATCACGCCACCAGTTAGTAAATTACCACTAGTGACGTTACCAACTGCACTAATGCCATCGCTTGATGTCCAAACGTTCGCGGTGCTGTTATACAACCAAGTGATATACGGGCTACCAATTGGTCCAACTTCAATACCACCTCCATTTGCTGCACTAGCATTAATTGCGTTGTTGGCATAGTTGACTGTCAAGTCGTTTGTGCTGACCACGTTGGAGTTAATGGTGGTGGTTGTACCGTTAACTTGTAAATTGCCATTGATAACAACCAAGCCAGCATTTCCAACTGTTGCTGGGTCAATTGTTAGTGTTTCACCTAAGCTGCTGATCAAGTCACCAGCAATTGTAATGTTACCAGCATTAACGTTACCTCCAGTTACGTTGCCAGTAGCACTAACAACACCAGCAGTGCGTAAATTACCACCTGTGATATTGCCTGCGGCAGATATCAATCCACCAGTTAACAAATTGCCACCAGTTACGTTGCCAGTAGCACTAACAATACCAGCAGTGCGTAAATTACCACCGGTGACATTGGCAGTTGCAGATATCAATCCACCAGTTAACAAATTGCCACCAGTTACATTTGCACTTACTGATACTGTAGTTCCTGTATGAGTTGTGGCATTGACGTTGGCTCCACCCAAAATGTTGCCACCTGTAATGTTGCCAGTTGCACTAATCAATCCACCAGTTAAGATATTTCCGCCAGCAATATTAGCAGTAGCAGATATCAATCCACCAGTTAAGATATTTCCGCCAGCAATATTAGCAGTAGCAGATATCAATCCACCAGTTAGTAAATTGCCACCAGTTACATTTGCACTTACTGATACTGTGGTTCCTGTGTGAGTGGTTGCGTTGACATTGGCACCACCTAATATGTTACCACCTGTGATGTTACCAGTTGCTGATATCAATCCACCAGTTAGTAAATTACCGCCAGTGATATTTGCACTTACCGAAACTGTAGTCCCTGTGTGTGTTGTGGCATTGACGTTGGCTCCACCTAAAATGTTGCCACCTGTAATGTTGCCAGTTGCACTAATCAATCCAGCAGTTAGTAAATTGCCACCAGTGATATTTGCACTTACCGAAACTGTAGTCCCTGTATGTGTAGTTGCATTGACATTAGCACCACCTAATACATTACCACCGGTAATATTGCCTGTTGCAGAGATCAATCCACCAGTTAGTAAATTGCCACCAGTGATATTTGCACTTACCGAAACTGTAGTCCCTGTATGTGTAGTTGCATTGACATTAGCACCACCTAATACATTACCACCAGTGATGTTACCAGTTGCAGATATCAATCCAGCAGTCAAAATGTTGCCACCGGTGACATTGGCAGTTGCAGATATCAATCCAGCAGTTAGCAAATTGCCGCCAGTTATATTACCAGTTGCACTAACAAACCCACCTGAAATTAAATTGCCTACTGACGCTGGGCCTGTACTGAGGAAACCACTATTGACATTGCCAGTGGTGCTGACAGTGGCAGCGTATACTGTGCCGGTTCCTGATACTACGCCAGAGCCAAACAAAACATTGTTGGCAGTTACGTTGGCGGTGGTTGTGACTGGGCCAGTTAGGCTGACCAAATTGCCAGTGTAGGTAGGTAGATAGTTGGCCACATTGGCATTTGAATATGTAGCTGCCAGGCCAGTTAAGAATGCGCCATTACCAATGAAGTAGTTGGCAGTTGCAATATTACCAGTGATGCTGAATGCCTGCACAACGTTTAGCACGTTGGCAGATATTACATTGGCCTGGATTATGTTGGCAATGCTAAGGACACGAGTCCAGGAAGAATTAGCAGTTGCATACTCATATGCTATGTTGTTTACAACTGCTATCTGCCCGTTAATCGGCGATGTAGGAAAGCTCATTTAGCATCCTTATTGTTTGCCGATCACGACTTCAATTGTGCCCTCGCCGCCTGTAAAGTTTTCCAATGATTTACCAAGTATGGTACCCACAACCGGAACTGCATCCATGCATGCTCTTGCTCGTCCATTTCCATTTGATACCATTAAATCTCCTTTGGCGACTGGCCCCGCAACTTTTACAGGTACTCGACCAGTCAGGGCCACAGCAGCAATGTGTGTGCCGCCGAGTCCTGCATTCATCAAATACGCTGGATTAGTTGATACCACTCCAGCAACTCGTTTGCTGGAATCTGTGGTACTTATAGTAACTTCCTCGTCGCCTCCAAATTCTAGTACAGTACCTGGTTCGTATGCGGCATCTGCTCGATAGTTTTCTGCCAAGTCAGCGTATTGTGCTGATGTGGCTTTGGCAAATACTGTATTAAAATACACACTTGAGCTACCAATATTACCAATACCGTTACCGTTAGCGTTTACAATATTGCCGCCAGTGATTGTGCCAGTTGACACAGTCAAACTAGATCCTGTAATTGCAGCACCTGTGATTGCACCGGTAGCAGAGATCAATCCACCTGTTCTCAAGTTACCAGCATCAACGTTGCCAGTTACAGAAACTGTGGTACCTGTGTGAGTTGTGGCATTAACGTTTGCTCCGCCTAATACATTACCACCAGTGATATTGCCAACAGCACTAATACCAAGACTGCTTACCCAAACGTTGCTTGTACTGTTATAAAGCCAAGTAATAAACGCACCACCAATTGGACCAACTTCGATACCACCACCATTGGCTGCGGCGCTGTTAATTGCGTTGTTGGCATAGTTCACTGTCAAGTCGTTTGTACTAACCACATTGGAGTTGATG